CGCGGACATCCCCTACGAGAGAGCCAGCGTGACCGCGGCCATCGACAAGGTCCATCAGGACCTGGATCAGGTGACGGCCCGGAAGATCGCCCACAGCGATTATGAACTCATCATGAGAGATGCCGATGGCACCCGCCTGATCCGTCGCGCCGAGACGAACCTGGGCGACCTCCTGACCGACGCCGTCCGCCACACCCTCGAGGCCCAGATCGGCCTCTTCAACGGCGGCGGCTTCCGCAACGGCATCCCGGCCGGCGACATCACCTATGGCGACGTCGCCAACGCCCAGCCCTTCGACGACCATCTGTCCAAATTCGAGGCTACCGGCTATAATCAGCAAATCAAAACGTGCCTAAAATCAAAATCAAAAGGTGCTTTTGTGGGTTAAATCAAAACGTGCTCTTTTTTTTACACGCACAAAACAAACGAAGGGACGGCTCAGCGCCGTCCCTTCAGCTTACTCGATTAGGGGTTAAATTATCCAACCTTCACAACGAGGAAACAGGTCTCTCCGGACACATAGTCCGCCTTGACACGGAAACCCTGGTTATATACATCCGTCAAGAGTTGGCAGTTCACCGCCTGGATGACCTCAATCGGTTTGCCGTTCCATTCATCACCGATGGTCAGCACCTCGTTCTTGCTCTCCGAATAGTCCACAAATGCATAGACTGAATCCTCGAAGGGGATGGTGTAGTAGGCGATGCGACCCTCTGGTTGCGGTGCGAACGGGACACGATACATCACCGCATTGTATGCCATCCCCTCCGCCATAGTTGTCCCGACCTTGTTGCCGTGTACCCCGTGAGGGTAGACCTTGCCCGTGTTGTTTCGGAGTTCAAACGCATTGGTGGTGTAGTCCTTCAGGGACTTGCCGACACCATAGGGTAGGAAGCCAATGGCGAATCCGTAGCCGTTGCTTGCCCCGGTGGTTGACTTTATCATCACAACCCGGTTTGGCGGATTGTTCGCATCCTTCCAATGGTCGGAGGTGAAATTGAAGGAAGGGAGCGAAGACGCCCAGTTCACAAGCAAAGGTGTCCGGAAATCGTAACCCTCGAAAGGAAGGGAGTTTGGAACATAGTATTTGACCGCATTGTTGCTGCCGAATCTTGCCGCCTGGTTGAACATAATGTCCTGCATCGGCACTTGCTGCAATGCGATGACATTCTCAATCACGAGCACCTGCCCGCCTGGATAGAATCGGTAGATGTTCACAAAGCGCAGCATTGATGCACCCGTATATACAGGGTCATCTTCGCTCCCTACCCTCGCAATGAGGTTTGTGATTACATCTGCGGAGTTCACCATGTCATACGATTCAATGACATCCGCAAAGTGACACTTGTATGTCCCCGCACTGACTACCTCCCTCTTTCCGTCCAGGACAATCCTCTGCTGCTTGTTTGCTGCCGATGACCATAGTTGTGATTTGGAGATGGCGGTGATGGTCATTGACTCCGCACCCTTCGTGATTGTCCCGGTGGTGAGTGCCACGAAATTGTGGTTGTTGTATGTGCCTTTGTTCTCGGAGAGGAATTCGATGGAGTTCTCATCCACGATTCGGACAATATAGAAAGTGGTGTTGCCCTTCACCCAGGCAGTCCCAATGTCCTCGTTTGTCTTTCCGTGTCCCGTGATGGTAGCAATCTGCGTAGGTTGTGCGTGATTAGCACCCAATGTGGTGTTCTGAAAGTGGCTCGGTGCGACATCATCATCCATAATCGAAGATGACGCATCACCGAATGCGAGGTTGTCAAAGTTAAAGATGTGGTTTGCGGAGTACTTGAACTGCGGAAGGTAGTGCCTGTCAAGTGAGCAGTTGTTCTCATAGCCAGTGGCGGAGATGATGATGCCGGGATTCGTAAATTTCAAAGTCATCGGAGGCACTCCGTCCAAGTTTTCCACCGCCTCTGCGATTGCCCCGTCCACATCTTTCTTTGTAACAACCGCATTGACACCCTTCTTTGCATAGGGCACATCAGCAATCTCAATCGTGTTCCCATAATAGGGGGAGAAGGTGGGGGATGTCCCCTTGAACAATCCGTAATTCTTCGGGTCTATGTAGACATTGCTCGCATTATGCGAATAAAGGGACACGATGCAGTAGGCACAACCGGAAGGGGTTGTGAAGGTCTTGCCCGTTGAGGATAATCCGGAAATGCGTGTCTTTGTCGAATCATAGAAACACACATAACGGTAATAATAGGTGTTACTCCAGGTCTTGCAGAGGACGGAGTAGTCGGTGTTTGACTCAACCGGGATGAAGTCCGTCTGATAATAGGTGTCTGACTCCCAGGCTTTCCCGTTGTTGTCAATGTAGCCACCTATCACCTTTGAGGGGTCGAGAAGGTTGTCATTGACCGGAGGTACATAGGACAACTCCGCCTTTGGGGTGAGTTTGGCACATAGGGTCGGAGTGTACGAATAAGGAGATGAACCCCGGTAGATGTATAGATAGGTGCAAGTCGCAGGAATTGTGATTACCTTCTCCGTGCCTACCTCCACATTCATCCTCGTCGTCCCCGTCACAAGTGGAGCAGCACCGCCGGAGACTGATGCCGTGTTGGAGGTGAAAAAGGCATAACGGATTTGATTGCCGGACGGGACAAGATGATAGACCTCCCCCTCCGTAACAGGTATGAGACTATGTTTATATGTGTTACCAGTACCGTAGCTTCCGTTTTCGTTTAACGAATAGTTACGAAGCGCAAGCCTGGAAAAGTCTACAGCCGTCTCTATAATTGTTTTCGACGAGCTCAGCTCCGTCTTGTTATCATCAATTCCTGAACCAAGTTTCTGATTAATTTGGAAGACGGCCCCACTGGTGATCCCCTTCGTTGACCCCTGCGTGGGCTCAGTGTCGAGCGGGAGGCCGCCGACCTTGCCGACGTACGTCCAGCTGCCGGGACCGTTGTAGCGGTACTCGGAGCCCATGTCGGAGGAGGAGGAGGCGGACGTGACGATGACGACGAGCTGGCCGGGCTTGAGGGCGCGGCCGGTGAGGTCGGAGGTGGGCGTCGTATCGGCCTCCATGGCCGACACGGAGGCGTACACCTTGCTGATCAGGAGGGACGCCCCCTCCAGCTGCATCTGGTTCAGCACGAGCAGCGTGTCGTACATGATGCCGCCGGCCCTGGGCGGCGTGATGCTGTTCAGCGCCGTCTCGTTCATCAGAGACTGCGCCCGGGCCAGGATGTCGAGGATGTTAGGCATATCTAAACACTGTTAAAACACGGGTAAAACGACCTGCATCTGGACGGGCGCCTCAGCAATTCCGGACACGAGGTCCATCACGAGGTGAAGGACACCGTTGGATCGGTAATACGTGACCGTCATGGGCTCGGCGGTTACGCCATCGTTCCCTTCGATGTAGGCGGTTGTGGCCACCATCGTCTCGGCGGTGGGGAACTTGTTCAGGTCTTCGGCCGGGATGCCGGCGATGTCCATCGTGAAAAGGTGCTCCTCGATCTGCGTCATCGCCGGGCGCCGCAGCGTCGTCAACCACACAAGGCCGTTCTTGACGAGGTTGAAAACCGTCGACCCCTCTCTATACATGAAGTTTCTCGGGCCGAATCCGCCCTGGAACCTCGGGAAGTCGGCAGTCGGATAGGCCGTCTCGTCCGTCGTCACCTCTACGGTGCGAGTCTCCCAGCAGTCGTGCTGTCCGCCGTCCTCAAAGGTGCGTCCGCCCCCGTAAGTCGACTTGATGTTAAAGTAGAAGGGGCCGGTGATGGAGCCGGCGGTTCCTGCCGTGCTCTCCTCTACCGGAAGGATCTCACCGTCGATGCAGACGACGCCGGCGCTGAACTTGATGAGCTGATCAATCTGAAACGGCTCGATGCCATAGAGGATCGCGTTCGGCGAATCGGTTCCGAGCAGGCCGCAAAGGAGCTGCGCGAAGGTCGCCCGGATGGCGTCAGACGCGAAGTCTATATCGCCCAGATAAAGGGGCTGCTTCCCCTGAAAGGTCAAGAATTTATTCATAAGTCTCGATAGTAAACAATGTTCCAGCAAACTTGTAATAATCCACCCACTGGCGGACGGTCGCGATGTCGGCCTCGCTCATCGACTCCGGCACATGGACGACGAACTGACCGACCGTGTCGTCCGTCGGCCAGCTCGCCAGGACGAAGGAGGCGGGATCCTCCTCGTCGTCGAAGGACATGTACACCGGGTCGTAGCCCTCTCCGATGAAGGAGAGGGACAATACCGGCTCCACGATGTCGGTGATGTAGATGGTGCCGTCAGGATAGTAGAAGAGGTCGTTAAGGAAGCGCTGCATCATGTCGGCGAAGCCGTTGAAGGAGAGCTGCCGATCCACCATCAGCTTGTACGCATAGAAAGTCTCTGCCAGCTGCTTGAGCGGGTACATGAAGACCCTCAGGAAAGCGTAGATGGCCGTCCGTCTGAGGATGGGCGGAAGCTGGTGGATGATCCAGCGGTCGACGTCAAAGTGATAAAACATAGGTGATGCCGCTTGTCAAGTTGTTACTCTTAAAGGCGCCGCCGACACTCTGGTAGTTATTGCCCGTCACCGTCACGTAGTTCGCGCCGTTTGCCGGCTTGACGGACACGGAGTCGAGCACGACGTCCAGGACGCCGCGGGCCGCCTGGACGGCGTCCACGAGCTTCGTCTTGTTCAGGACGCCTCCGTAGACGATGCCGCGCAGGTAGCCGTTGACGGCATCCTCCACCGGCTTGACGGACGGGTCGGTGATAAGCTCTCCGGAGGAGGTAAGGATCTGCGGGTCGTACTGAACGGTCATGACCACGCGCACCTGGTCTGGGTTGTACGAGTGGACGGTCAGGAGGACGCCCGCGGGCTTGCACTCGCGCAGGTAGGACTCGAAGGCCGAGAGGACGGCCGAAGATAGCGCCACGGGGTTTCCGTTCGAGTCTGCGCCGGCCACGAGGACGTACACGCCTCCTCCCACGTCGCGGCAGGCTGCGAACTTGACCAGCTGCTTCGCCGTGTCGATGACCGGATAGACGAAGCCCTGGGTCTTCTCGTCGTACACCAGGCTGTCGCCGTACTGGAACTGCAGGGCTATCTTGTGGTACCAGGGGATGGAGGCCACCACCGCCCCGGCGATCTTCTTGTCCACATCCTCCCGGAAGGCGTCGAAGAGGCTCTCCAGGACGTAGATGCCCGAAGCGACGATGCTGAACCAGATGGACTCCAGCGACACGGCGCTGAAGGTGTCCTCGAAGACCGAGCCGGCCGGGAAGTTATAGAGCTCCTGGATGGTCGCGTCCTCCATGAACTGCTGCGTCATGGCAGCCTTGATTTGTCTTATTGTCCTTGCCATAGTTAATCAAATTCCAGTGTATACTCTTCGGTGAAGATCCTCTGGCTGATCTCTCCGATACCGTCGTATAGGGTTGCCGGCTTGATGCCGTTCCGCCTGACATAGTTCCGCAGGTAGTTGTCATACACGACATCCGGGCACTGGAGCACCTGTCCGGCCACCAGATCCGGAGTGACAGAAAGGCCGTTAGCCCTTGCTATCGCGATGACTCCGGAGACGTCGCCGTACACCTGGAGCGCTATATCCGAGAGGCTCTGCCTCTGTTGAACTATCACCTTCATAGTCTAAGATTTAAATTTCCACCATCCGCGGCCATGAATCGCCGCGCCGCATCCGATGACGACCGCGCCGATAAGTCCTATCACGTAGACGTACCAGGGAAGCCATCCGCGGACCTCTCCGGAGATCTGCTCCCGGCGCTCCGTCAGGGCCTCGCCGTGCGTCGAAGAGACGGCCGTGCTGTCCGCACCCTCGGAGATCCTCTCCTCCCTGGCCGACTCCGTGCCGGAGGTCGAGACGGACCTTCCCCTCGAGCGCGTCGTGCTCGTCGAGGTGACGTACTGGGCGCCGGTGCTGTCCGGAGCGGAGAGCGTCTCCCTGACCGTCACGGCGTCGAAGTCGAAGACCGTCTGCGCGTGCTGCTCCATGGACTCCCGGACGGCCCTGTCCAGCCACCGGCGGACAGACGCGCTGTCTGCCGTGTCGGAGAGGGTGTAAGTCCGGACCGCCCGCTCCCCGGTAAAGGATCTCGGGGAGCAGGCCGTCAGGGCCAAAAAGCAACACAAAAACACTATACAACGACGCATAGCTAAACCGTTTCGCCTTTGTACCGGCGGTTATACAAGATCTGGCCACGCTGCACGCCCTCGAGCTTATGGCTGACGTGGACGAACGTGGGGTAAAGGATGAGCTGGTCGAAGGGGAGCTCCTTTTCGACGATGATCCGCGCGAGCTCCAGGGAGGTGTGCGTTCGCGACCAGACGTCCGCCGCCTCTCCCTTCGGGTGCTGCGAAGTGGCGGAACCGCCGACAAGCTCGTTAAGCTCCTTGCACCGGAACCCGCTGCTGATGGTTACCGCGGAGCCCGTCTCGTCGCGCAGTGGCTGAAGGACGGTAAGCGTGAGCGCCTTCACGGCATTGCGGACCCTCGCCTCCGTGATCACGTTGGTGATGCCGGCGGCTATGGCCGACTCGCTGTGCTCGAATTCCCTGTACGAGAAGTTCTTGCTGATTGTTCCCATGGTCAATCCTCCTTTTCTATCTTTTTGTCGACCTCATCCTTCCTCTCCTGGAACTGCTGCAGGTACGGGATCTTCTTTATGACCTCGAAGCTCAGCACGTAGAAGAGGAACTTCACCCACCGGTTCTCCGGGAAGATGGTGTGCATGTTCCGGAGGATGTTCACAGCGTAGAAGTAGATCACGGCGTAGACGACGCCGCTGATGCACTGGAGGGCTCCCTGCTCGTTCCCCATCTTCTCGCCGACGAGATAGATCGACAGGACGATGACGTAGAAGACCAGCGTCTCCAGGATGCACCTGAAGAACTTCTTGAGGTTGAACTTCTCCCCCTCTACTCCAACCCCGGCGACGAGGCCGAAGAGGCAGTTCAGGAGGAACACGAAGAAGATGACGAACACGATGTTCCTGAGCGGCGAGAAGTAGCCGAACAGGATGCTGCAGAGCGTCACGATTAAGTTGCGGATGGTGTCGTACATGTCTAATATTGAGCTTTGATGATGATCTGTCTGTCGGTGATGGAGACGTCCTCGACCTTCTGTCCGTCCATCTCCAGCTGCTCGCGGATCTCCCGCGTCCAGGTAAGGCGCTCATTGTCCAGGAGCATCCGGTCGATGCCGACGCCCACGGACACGTCGGACTTGAGGTCCCCCTTGTGCAGCACCAGGATCAGCGCCTGGTTCTGGTGCAGTATGTCTCCGAGGACGAGGCCGGAGGTGATGAGCCCGAAGGCGTCGCGCCGGACGTCCACGTCGATGTCGTAGTCATTGAGCTGTATTCCTGTCATGGCCTAATGCTTTATGGTTGTGTCCTCGTAATCTGTCCTGTCGAAACTGTCGGCCGGAGAAAGTGTCTTCGGCGCCGTGACCGGGTTCGCGTTCGGGTATGAACCGCAGACGATCGCCCCCGTGGGTATAATGTGCGTGTGAGCGTTGAAGGCCTCGACCAGCTGGTTTATCTTGTCGGTGATGGCCTCGATGTTGATGAGCCCGCCCAGCTTCCCACCATTGATCTCGATGCGCTCGACCTCGTCGACGGAGAGGACCACGAGCTGGGAGAGGTCCCCGGAGAGGGAGCCGACGACCACGGCCGTGCCTACGCGCGGCACCAGGATGATCTGCGCCTGGTTGTCGGCCTCCGACGCCCTCAGTCGGATCCCGGAGACGTCCTGCGAGCCGAAGGTGACGGTGCAGGTGATCCCCTCCACCGAGGCGACGATGCCCTGGTAGACGGTGAGCGGCTTCGGACCGGCCGCCTCCCGGATGTTGCGTATGAGTCTCTGTTCCGGCTGCATGGCTATTTGAGTCTGTAGCCCAGCTCGACGGTGCGCTTGCCGCCGCCGGCGCTGAACTCCGTTTCGACTCCCTTCACGTAGTAGGAGCCGTCCTTGTACTGATAGTCCCTGTCGTGCAGTTCCGCCGTGTCCCCGGGCTTGATGTAGGGCACCAGCCAGGTGACGATGTTGCCGTCGTAGCCGTCGAAGGTGAGGCGCTTGTGCTCGCTCTCCCCGCGCAGCTTCATCGAGGCGTCGTCCGAGGCTGCGCACTTGACGGTGACGCTGTCCCCTCCGGTGGTGCCGTACTCGCGTTCCTTGACCTTCCCGTCCGGAAGCAGCGCCTTGACCACCACGCGGACGCGGCGGTCCTCCGTGCGCCTGTAGGTGAGGTCGCAGTCCTGAACGTTCTGGAAGAAGTCATAGATGACGGTGTTCCCGACCTTCTCGCCCGGGCCGTGCACGTGAAGGGTGTTCCCGTCGATGTAGATGTCCGCCCCGCTCTCCTCCTGCACCTTCTTCAGCACGTCGAAGCCGGTGGCGGAGTTGATGACGAACTTGTCGTACGTCCAGCTGTACGAGCAGTCGATGTCGAAGCCGCCGCCGACGCCTTCGACCACGAGATCCAGGAGGGACGCCAGGGTGACCTTCGAGAGCTGCGCGTCAGGGATGGCCTTCCGGAACTGGAAAAGGTCGTCCTCGCACTCCAGGGTGATCGCCCCGTTATCGGTGCCGATGCGCTGCAGCCATCCCTCGAACTCCTGCACCATGCCGACCTCCTCGTAGCCGAGGTTGATCACGACGCGGTCGCCCCGGTGGATCTTCTGCTCCACGTCCAGGGCGGCGTTGTACTCCGCGCCGGGGAGGGTGATCACGGCGGTGTCGGAGAGCTGCTCCACGGAGCGGCGCACCTCGACCTTCTCGACCATCCCCAGACGGTAGTCTCCGACGGTTATGTCAAAACGCATCGTAAACATCGTTTCAGAGCTGTTTAAGGTCCTCCCTTCTGAGGAGCAGTTTATAGATGTCGTCGCTCAGGGCGGCGACGGTGTAAGCCTGGTTCGCCTGGCCCGCAGTGAAGGGGATGCTCCAGGACTCCACCACGACCTGGTTGATGGAGAAGAGCTCCAGGAGCGGGGACTTCACCAGGATCTTTCCGGCCTCCAGGTACGAGCGCAGCTTCTTGACGTCGTCCTCCGGATAGCGTCCGTCCGCCCCGATCAGGATGCCGGAGATGTTGACCTGGTAGTCCCCCTGGCTCCAGCGCTCCTTGATGGTGCCGCGGACGGCGCCCTTGGAGACCTGCTTCTTGGTGATGATGTTGGTGCCCTGCAGGCTGATCTGGGGCTCGTAGGGAAGGAGCCACCAGTCCTCTCCCTCCAGCTTGAAGTACAGGGGCAGCACCATGGGCACGCCGATGGCGTTCGCCACGATGATCTGCTCCAGCTGGGAGTCGGTCAGGTCCTCCAGACGGTAGCCGTCCGGATCCACACCGGCCCGTGCCGGCGGGTTGAAAACGGAGTAGGGCGGCATTATTCTCCGCGCCTTCCGATAGAGTTCCTCCAGTATGATCCTGTATTCCGTCATCTCGCTGCGCTGGTTGCAATCTCAAGCGACCGGTTGATGCTCTCGAGCACTGCGTCCTGCAGCTGCCGGAGGTCGCGGCCGTCGGTGTTGGTGATGTTCACGTCCTCGAAGAACTTGCCGATGTTCAGCACGATCGAGGTGTTCCTGGTTCCGCCGGTGGTGATGGAGTTTGCCTTGGACGAAGGAGACCCGCCGGTGCCCGGCGTTCCCGTCGGGGTGGATTCGGCGGTACCGGCTGCCGCCTGCGGGTCTTCGATGCCTTCCTTGGCCTTCTGCTTCGCCCGCTCCTCCGCGAGATGCCGGCTGTAGGCGTCTCCGAATCCGCCAGCCGTGTCTCGCATGCTCGCGACGGCACGGTTAGCCGCTCCGGCTCCGGTGAGGGATGCCACGGCCGTGCGGGCGCTCTCGGCGGCTCCGGAGAAGTCGCCCTTGATCAGCTTGGCAAAGGCCTGACCGACGGCTCCGAGGCCGACCACGATGCCGGTGAGCCGGTCGAGGATGTACTGCTTCAGCGCGCCGCCGAAGCCCTTGATGGTGTCCCATACTGTCAGGATGGCCGCACGGAAGCCGGCGAACTTGTTCCAGCAGATGGTGACGGCGGTCACCAGGGCGGCGATGCCGGCGACGATGAGGCCGATGGGATTGGCCTCCATGGCCAGGTTCACGAGCTTCTGCGCCTTCTCCAGGAGGAGCATGGCGATGTACTGCAGACGGGTGGCCACGGTCCATCCCTTGGTGACGGCGTTCGCCACCGTCACAGCCGCATTGTACGCGAGGATGCCGGAGGCCAGCACGGCGATGATGTTGATGGCCGGACGGATGGCCGAGACGAGGAGGTCGATGCCCTTCGCCATCAGCTGCAGCGCCGGGATGACAAGGGGCTGCAGGATCTCGTAGATCTCCAGGAGAGCCCCGAGGAATTTCCCCTTCAGCTGCTCGAAGGCGCCGTACGAGGTCTTCGCTATCTGTTCCGTCATCCGGTTGAACCTTCCGCCCTCTCCGGTGGCCCGCTCGAAGGCGGCCTGCACCATGTCGAAGGTGATCAGGCCCTTGGACATCTCGTCCTTCAGCGTCGCCACGGACTTGCCCGTGAGCGCGGAGATGTCCAGGAGCGGGTTGTAGCCCGCGTTGATGAGCTGCAGGAGATCCTGGCCCTGCAGCTTTCCGGCGGCGCTGATCTGGCCGAAGACGAGGGCCAGCTGCTGGAGCTTGTTCTTGTCTCCCATGGCCACGTCTCCGAGCATCTTCAGGTCCTTCACGACCGACTCGGCGCTCACGCCGAAGCCGAGCATGGTCTTCGCCGCCTCCTGGGTGCCGGCGCGGTCCCAGAGCGTCTCGTCGGCGTACTTGTTGATCTCGCCGAGCATCTTCGCCGCCTTGGACTCGTTACCCACCAGGACGTTGAAGGCGGTGGCCGTCTTCTCCGCCTCCATGCCCAGCCTCGTCACGACGCCGAGGCCCGCCGTCATGGCCACGATCGGGTTAGTGAAGAACTCCGCGCCGGGAAGGGTGCGGAAGGCGTCGCCCAGTCCGCGCAGGGCCCGGGAGGTGAGTCCCGCGGCCCTGTCGACCGAGCGCAGCTTACCCTGGACGGCATCCAGCCGTCTGACGGCCTGATGGTCCCCGGAGGTTCCGATGTCTATGACATACTGGGCAGCTTTCATGATGGTTGGCGCTAAATCAATTCTTTCCCGCCTCGCTCTTGCGGATGTGCTCGAGCTGGGCTATCGTCTGGGCCCACTGCTGGTCCGACAGGGTGGCCGGGTCGAGATGCAGGTAATACCTGATCATCGTGTCGAAATAGCCGATGAAATCGGCCGCCGGCCTTCCGTCGGCCAGCGTCAGAGCTTTTTTATCTCGGCCTCCTTCGTCTCTGCGAGGGCGCCGAGGACGGGCACGACGGCGAGGAAGTAGTCGTCGTTCTCCTTGATTTCTTCGTCTCCTTCAATCCAGCACTGGTTAAGGAGGATCTCGGAGAACTTGACCGAGTCCTTGGCCTGGTTGCTGCCGGCCATCGCGTAAGAGAGGTCGCGACGGGAGGGCTTGTGAAGGATGACCTTCTTGTCTTCGACGGCCACCTCAAAGACGTTGCCGTCGCCAAATTTCTTCTTCCAGCCTTCGAGCTGGTCCTGCGTGTAGGTGTACATGTTCTGCGTTGCTTTTTTTGTGTTGAAGGAAAAAGGATGGGGCCGGGGTCGCCCGGCCCCGTCCGTTACTGATAGTCGTAGACGATGTCGAGCGCCACGATCGGAAGCTCGATCTCCATGAACTTGTCGTTCTGGTTGAGCCCCTTCGGGACGGAGGTGATCTCCGCGCCGCGGATGAGGTCCATCTTCACGATGTCGCCCCTGGAGGGATTGCCGTACGCCACGACTAGGTCGAAGCGCGCGTCGAGGACGTCTCCGCCGGCCGCCGCCGTCAGGGCGTCGAGCTCGGACTGGAGGATCCGGACGGATCCCGCGTAGGACTTGTTCCCGTGCTGGATGCCGTGCGGCTTGTTGCCCTTGGCGTAGAGGGCCTCCTTCTCCTGGTCTGCGTTGTAGCTGACGCCACGGATGCCCGTCACGTCACGGCCTGCCATCACTACGGTGACGTCGGCCCATTCGTATTCTCTGGTGTCAAACATGGCGTACTAGTTTTCGCGGTTGGTCAGGAAGCCGATGTTCGCGACGATCTCGCGGGCATAGCCGAAGGGTCGCACGCGCAGGGTGCCCTCCACCTTGGAGGTGGCGAGGACGTTCTGCGACGGGTCGATGAAGAAGCGGCAGCCGCTCCCGTCGACGACGCTGAGCTCGCCGGTGGCGGCCATCGCGTCATTGACGGCGTCCTCGACGGCCGCCTGCCAGGACTTGAGGATGGGCGCCTGCATCGTGCCGTCCGTGTTCACCTCGATCTCGTCGAGGAGGTACCGGAGGAGGGTGGCGTAGGCGATCCGGGCGGCCTTGTCGGCCGTGCGGCGGGCGGTGAGGTGGGCGTAGTCGTCGGTGCCGGAGACGGCGAGAGGGTCGTCCACGAAGTAGTAGCCGACCAGGCCGGTGTAGATGCGCGGGCAGATGTAGCCCTTGGAGTAGATGGTGTCGACGTCGTCCATGGAGTCATCCACGAGGGAGGCGCCGAGGTACATCGCCGTGGGGGCCAGAGGTCCGGACGCGACGCGGCCGATGTTGCGCTGCACCGGCACGGAGGCGATCCGTCCGGCCAGGGTGCCCACTGCCGCGTTGTCGGAGGAGGCGACGGTGTCGCCGATGAAGACGCCGACGCGGTTGCAGTCCAGCGTCGCGAGGTCCTTCAGGGCCGAGGTGCCGGCGTACGCGCGGCCTTCGATGATGAAGAAGACCGGAGCGTAGAGGTCGTCGGCCATGTGCTCGGCAAGGGCCTGCGCCTTGGTGACCGCGGAGAAGACGTCGGGGTCGAGGCCTTCCGTCACGGTGGGGGTGGTGGTGGCGCCGGAGGCCACGATGACGCCGCGGACGGCGCCGCGCAGTCCTTCCAGGACGGCCTTCAGCGAGCCGGTCGACACGTCGCACACCGTCGCCATGGACGAGCCGGAGAGGCCGGCCACGTACAGCGGCGTCCCTTCCTCCGCCTCGGCGTAGAACTGCGCCACCAGAGCGTGCAGCCGCGCGTTGTTGGTGGACGTGACCCCGAGGCCGGCCAGGGAGCCGGGCGAGACGATCCGGTAGGCCTTGCCCAGCTGGAAGGTCGTGCTCACGGCGGAGGCGCCGACGACAACCAGCAGGAGGAGGCCGTCCTGGTTGCCAGGGGCCGCTCCGATGAGGCCGTTAAGGTAGTTGATCTTTACTCTGGGGAGCATGTTTTGCTGGTTTAAGGATGCCGCCCCCGACGGGGCCGGAGGCGGCACGGTTCAACAAATCCAGCCGGGACGCGGCTAGGAGGCGGGGCCGTTGATGATGGCGTACACACCCTTCTTGTCGGTGCGACGGATGGCACCGCCGACGCGGACGAGGAAGGAGTAGATGTCGCCGTAGTACAGCGGGTTGTCCACGCTGTCGAACATCTTCACCTCGCCGAGGGCGCGGGAGACGGAGTCCTGCTGCCAGGCCAGGGCGCCGGCGTTGTCGGTCGCCGCGCCGGTCTCACCGGCGGCCTTGAAGTCGCCCGCGAGCGGGTTGGTCGCGTTGGCGAAGCGCAGCACGGTGGAGCGCATCATGACCTCGAAGCCGTAGAGCATGCCCATGACGCCGCGCTTGACGTCGGCGGCCTGGAAGAAGCCGATGGCCTGGGACTCGGTGAGCTGCTTCAGGAGCGCCTCGTACTGGTAGGCGTCCAGGAGGAGGAAGCGGCCGGTGATCGGGACGTTGTCGGCGTTCATGCGCGTCTGGAGCGCAGCCACGTCGGCGGGGGTGATGACCTTGCGGTTGCCGGTCGCGGAAGGGGTCCAGGCGGCCTGCGCGGAGCCGGTCGCGAGCACGCGGTTTGCGGTGGCGGGGCACCAGTAGCCCAGCATCGCCTCGGCGGCCTTCTCGATGATCTGCTTGCGGTCCTGGTCAACCACGCTGTTGCGCTTGTTGTAGGACAGCTCGACGGTGTCCGCGAAGGGGATGTACACCGGGTCGGTCGTGAGCTCGCCCAGGGTGTACTCCACATCGGTGTCGATGCGCTTCACGGCGTTCGCGGGAACCGTGCCGCGGTTCAGCACGACGGTGCTGGGGGCGCCTGCGTTGGGGATGTGCACCTTCTTGCCCTCGATGACGTACATGTCGTCGTTGACGGCCTTCGCCATGAAGGTGTTGTCGGCAAAGAGACCCTCGACGATGGTCCTCTGCCAGATTTCTTTCTGTACTGCCATAGTGGTGTTTCTTTAGAGTTGTCGTGGATGGGCTCTAGGCGCCGAACTTCTCTTCGAACTTCGCGCGGTAGAGGTCGGGATGCTGCTCCTTGAGCTCGGCGAGGCGCTCGGCCTTGTCGATCTCGTCCCAGGACATCTTGGCGAGGTCCTTGGAGGAACCGGCGGAGTCGTTGCCGCCGTTCAGGTAGTCCTTGATGCTCGGCTTGCCGGCGGAGGCCTTCGGGAGGGCGTCGATGACGGCACGGGCGGACGCCTCGTCGGCATCCATGAGCTTGCGGAAGCCCTCGAGCTGGGAGGACTGGATCCGGCCGTCGGAAACGGCCTGGTTGAGGTAGGCGTCGACAGCCTGCTTCTTGGCCTCGGCTTTCTCCGCCTCCAGGGCGGCCACCTTGGCCTCGAGGGCTTCGACCTTCGCGGCCTGGTTGTTGGCCGCCTTGATCTTGGCGAGGATCTGTTCCTCGGTCAAGTTCGCGAAGGACTGGTCCTTCTTGAGTTCATTGATGATGTCCATATTATGGTTGTTAGGAGTTTGGAGACGGTTGACGAATGCGTACACCTGCTCGGCCGTGGGGGCGGCTCCGAGGGAGTCTCCGCCGTCCAGGTCGTAGATGTAGTCGCACAGGCGGCGGTCGTAGGCCTCCTGCGCGGTGAACCAGTGATCGACGCCGTCGAAGAAGGCCGACTTGACCTCATCGGGCGTCATGCCGCACTTCCGGCTGATCATCGAGGCAAGGGTGCTCTCGAGGGATTCGATGAGGTCCGCGCACTCGCGCATCTGCTTCGCGCCGCCGGCGCATCCGGCGGAGACGGAGTGGAGCATCAGGCGGGAGAAGCGCGACATGTGGAGCGGCTTTCCGCACAGGGCGATCACGCCGGCGATGGAGGCGGCCAGGCCGTCCACGTAGATGTTCACCCTGGACGTCGAGTCCTTCAGTGCGTTGAAGATGGAGATCCCGGCGAACACGTCGCCTCCCTGGGAGTTGATGTGGACGTCGATGTCCGGGTAGCTCTGCTGGAGCTCCATGAGCTCTCCGACCACGGCCTCCGCGTCGACGCCGTCCTTCCCGCCGATCTCGCCATAGAGCATCAGCGAGGCACGGGCCGGTCCGAGGACCACCACGTTGAAAAACTTGTATCTCTTGTCGAGCATAAGCAAAACTTTTGGTGAAAAGGTTCCGGTGCAAATTTGAAAAAATCGCAGGGATATTTGAAAAATCATAATTATACGATGCTGATTTAGTGTATTGTTTATACATAAATAAGGAAAAACGAATTATATAATTACCGAAAATCGAAGATAAAAGACATCTTTGCAAAAAGTTCTTCTTATGGCAAACACTCTCAAGAACGAACAGAAGAAGGCAATCGCCCGGGAGCTCTACCTTCACGGCGACTTCACCTTCGAGGAGGTCGCGTCCAAGGTGGGCGTGACCCGTCAGACCATCTCCAAGTGGTCCCACGAGGGCGACTGGCCCTCCATCAAGGCGGGGATGACCGTCGGCAAGGAAAAGACGCTGCAGCATCTCTACGCCCATGTGACCAGCATAAACGAGAAGATCCTGGAAAGCGAGGAGCGGACGCCCACGCCGGCCCAGGCGGACATCCTGGCGAAGCTCTCCGCCTCCATCGCGAAGCTCGAGGGCGACAGCGGGATCCGCGAGTACGTCAACGCCGGGATGGCCTTCCTCTCCTGGCTGAGGCAGACGGAGCCGGCGAAGGCCATCGACTTCTGCAACTACTGGGACGCCTTCATCAAAAGCAAGCTGTGAGCCATGGCAAAGAGTGACAAGCTGATCATAGCCGACTGGGAGGCCTTCTGCGCGAACATCCGGAAGCACACTCCGGAGGAGGACCTGTCGCAGGCGGACCTGCTCAAGAAGAAGGCCTGGCTCGAGGCGCGGCCCGTCGAGTGGATGAGGTACTTCTTCCCGGCCTACGCCTCCGCGCCCTTCGCGGACTTCCAGAAGCAGGCCGTGAACCGGATAGCCCGTAACGACGAATGGTACGAGGTCTGGAGCTGGTCCCGCGAGCTGGCCAAGTCCACCATCGCGATGATGCTCGAGCTCTTCCTGATGCTCACGGGCCGGAAGCGCTACCTGGTCATGGTGAGTGCGACGCAGGACGCGGCCGTCCGGCTGCTGGCCCCATACAGGGCGAACCTGGAGGTGAACGGGCGGATCAGGCAGTTCTATGGCGACCAGGCCGGCGCCGTCAAGTGGGAGGAGGACCACTTCGTCACGAAGACGGGACTCACCTTCCTGGCCATCGGCTTCGGAAACGCGCCTCGAGGCGCCCGTAACGAGAACGTCCGCCCCGACATCATCGACATCGACGACTATGACACCGACAAGGACTGCAAGAACCCGGTGACCCTCGACAAGAAGACGGAGTTCATCGAGCGGGCGGTCATCCCGACCCGCTCCGTGAGCGTCCCGACCCTCATCCTGGCGAAGGGCAACCTCATCGCGAAGGACACCGTCATCGGGCGACTGGGGAAGAAGGCGGACAAGCACATGGTCGTGAACATCGTCGACAAGGAGGGGAAGTCCACCTGGCCGGAGAAGAACACCCTGGAGCACATCGAGCGCGTCAGGGCGACCATCTCCACCGGAGCCTTCCAGGCCGAGTACATGAACAATCCGATCAGCGAGGGAAAGATCTTCCGGAACCTCCCGCTCGGGAAGATGCCCGCCCTGTCGAAGTTCAAGTTCCTGGTCTGCTACGGCGACCCTTCCACCTCCAACACCGGGAAGAAGGGCAGCTCCACGAAGGCCGTCGTGCTGGTGGGCAAGATCAAGACCACCTTCTACATCCTGAAGGCCTTCGTCTCGCACCCGACGAACGCCGAGTTCATCGGCTGGTTCTACCAGTGCCGCGACTGGGTGGGCGACCGCTGCCCGGTGTTCTACCTGGTCGAGAACAACAGCCTGCAGGACCCCTTCTACGAGCAGGTCTTCCTTCCCCTCATCAGGGAGGAGAACAAGAGCCGCGGGTGCAGCCTCTTCATCACCGGAGACGCCAGGCCGAAGACCGACAAGGCCAGCCGCATCGAGGCGAACCTGGAGCCGGTCGACCGTAACGGCGCATGGCTGTTCAATGAGGAGGAGGCCGACAATCCGCACATGAAGGAGCTGCTGGACCAGCTGAAGCTCTTCGAGATGACCCTTCCCTATCCCTCCGACGGACCGGACGCCCTGGAGGGCGCCGTCGCCGAGATCAACCGGCGCACGATGACCGACACGGCCCTCGTGGACACCCTTTCCAGGGAAGACCTGGTCGACCAGTCGAACAGAATGTAAACGCTATTTAAACGCCGTTCATATATGAGCCAATTCATCACACTGGAGGACTACGACGCCTCCATCCACCGGGAGATCCTGGACGCGCTGCTCAGGCATGACAGCGACGTCTCCGACTCCGCCATCGTCGAGATCTGCGAGGACAGGGCCATCGAGGAGATGCGCTGCTACCTCAGCAAATACTACGACTGCGACGCCATCTTCTCCGCGACCGGGTCCGACAGGAACGCGCTCATCCTGATGATGGCCGTCGACATCTCCGTGTATCACATCTTCTGCCAGCACAACCCGTACAAGATGAGCGAGATCCGGAAGGACCGCTATAACCGGGCCGTCGAATGGCTCAAGGCCGTCGCCGCCGCCCAGATCACCATCGACGGGGCGCCCAGGCTCCCCGAGGAGGACCTTCACGCGAACTCGCCCTGGCAGATCGAGTCCGAAGTGCTGCGGCCGTCCCACTTCTAATCCACCCACACCATGGCAAAGAAAAGCAAGCAAATCACCCAGGCCGGGGCGACCGAGATCCTTCCCGGCCAGCAGAACCCCACGATCATCCTGCAGTCTCCGGAGCTCTTCCACTTCGACATCCGGAGGTACATGGCCTCGCTCGAGACGGCGGAGGCCATCGACTTCCACAACCGGTCGCAGCTGTACGACATCTATCACTCCATCCTCCAGACCGACGGCCACCTCTGCGGCATCGTGGAGAAGCGTCTGAGCGCCGTCAGCCGCGAGCGCTTCGAGTTCCAGCGGGACGGAAAGCCCGTGGAAGAGGTGAACCGGCAGATCCGCTCGCCCTGGTTCCGCAGCTGGGTGAAGGACTCCGTGGCCTCGAAGATGTGGGGCTTCTCCCTCTTCCAGTTCAGGCGCGACGAGAAGGGATGGATCTCCTACGAGCTCATCGACCGGAAGCACTTCGACCCGGTGTCCCGGCAGGTGCTGCTGTACGAGACCGACGTGAACGGAGCCCCTCTCGAGCTCTTCGACAACTGCCTGCTGGTCTGCGACAACCCGCGCGGACTCGGCAAGCTGGCCACCTGCGCCCCTTACGCCCTCTACAAGCGCGGCAACATGGGAGACTGGGCCCAGTTCTGCCAGATCTTCGGGATGCCCATACGCGAGTACACCTACAGCGCCGGCGACGAGGACGCCCGTAAGCGTCTCCTCGCGGATGCCCGCAAACAGGGCGCAAACGCCGTCTACATCCATCCGGAGGGCTCGGCCATGACTCTGCACGAGGCGGCCGGCAAGAGCGGCACGGTGGACCTTTACGAGCGCTTCCTGGACAACTGTAACGACGAGATGTCCATCGCCGTCCTGGGAAACACGCTGACGACCAAGAGCGACACCAACGGCACCCAGGCGCTCGGCACCGTCCAGGCGAAGGAGCAGATGAAGATCACCGAGGACGATGTCCAGTTCATCCTGGATCTGCTGAACTACGACATGACCGACATCTTCGCCGCCCTCGGCGTCAACACCGGTGATGGAGAATTCGTCCGGGTCGAGCCGAAGTACCAGGACAAGCAGGTGCAGATCAACGTCGTCTCCAAGCTGAAGGAGATGGGCCTTCCCATCTCCGACGACTACCTGTACGAGACCTTCGACGTGGAGAAGCCGGAGGACTACGACTCCAGGAAGGCGGCCATCGAGGCCGAGCAGGAGGCCGCGGCGGAGCGCGCCCGGGAGATCGCCCGTCTCCTGAACGAAGGCGGCCGAGGCGACGGCACGGAGCCGACGGCGGAGGAGAGACGGACCTTCCTCGACCGCTTCAGGAGTTTTTTCGGACTAGCCCCGCGGGACGGGGCGAGCGGAGATCCTTTGCCCTTCTTATAGACGGCCAGTACGGGTGCGGCTGCCCGGCGTGCGGAGGCCTGAAGAACGAGAGCGCGACGGAGCTGCCGGTCACCTTCAGGACGGACGCCCTGATCCGGGGGCTCCGGACGATCTATAACCGCGACATCGACGTCAGGACGGACATCGAGCGCAGCATCTTCGACGAGACGCTCCGTCTCTTCAACGAGGCGACCGCCATAGGCCTGTCGGAGAGCGTGAACCCGTCGGCCATCACCAACCGCTTCCTGGATGAGCTCCGGACGAATAACGCCGTCTTCTCGGCCTTCAAGACCCACCGGATGCAGAACGACATCGCCCGGCTGCTCATCGACCCGGAGACGGGCCAGCTCAAGAGCTTCGACAAGTGGCGTCGCGACATCAAGGGGATCACCGACCACTACGAGACGGACTGGCTGCAGACGGAGTACAACACCGCCGTGATCCGGGCGCACCAGGCCGCCGACTGGAAGCACTTCCTGGAAGAGGCCGACGTCTTCCCTAACGTCCGCTGGATGCCCACCACGTCCATCACGCCGGACCCGCTCCACCAGCACTACTGGGAGACGAAGCTGACCCTGCCGGTGAACCACCCGTTCTGGGACGAGCACCACCCCGGCGACCGGTGGAACTGCAAGTGCTCCCTGATGCAGACCGACGAGCCGGTGAACGCATCCGGCCTGGAAGGATGGACGCCGCCCCTACCGATGCCCGGACTCGACAACAACCCGGCCAAGGACGGGAAGCTCTTCAGCGACACCCACCCCTACATCACCGAGGCCTATCCGGGAGCCCGCGCGGCCGTCGATAAGGTCGTGAGAAAGCAGAGCCCCTCCAGCCTGCGCCGGACGGCGGAGGAGAAGGAGAGGATCCTGAAGGAGTGGAAGGAGCGGAAGGACATCCGCGAAAACGAAAAGAAGATAGCCCAGCTGCTGAACATGAGGGTCCCGGAGAAGACAATGGACTTCGAGCAGGCCGACGGGATGAAGAGTAACCCGAACTTCCTCAAGTCGCGCTCCTACCGGATCAACTGCCAGAGCTGCGTCGTCAGCCACGAGCTGCGGATGCGCGGATGGGACGTCGAGGCGCTCGGCAACACCAAGCGGGCCGACTCCCTTCCCAGGAAGCTTTCCTACGGCACGCAGATGGCCTGGATTGACAGGCAGACAAACGCCTACCCGGAGAAGATTGAGAAGAAGGACTTCGACGAGTTCTTCAACGCCGCCGACAAGGTCGGGCGCTATCATGTGAGATTCACCTGGAAGGGGCAGAGAAGCGGACATATCATCACCTTCGAGCGGACGGCCGAGGAAGGCTTCTTCTACGACCCTCAGTCCGGTACCCGTTTCACGCTGGACGAGATCAAGGACAGATGGGGAAGCCTGATCCAGGAGAACAGCGTAGCCTACTACCGAGTGGACACGCTGAACGTGAACCCGAACTTCGTCAAGGTCGTCAAGAAGAAAAAGAAGGAAAGGACTAAGACAGGGAAGCCATGATCTCGAGCGTCTCGCTTTCGGTCGCCCACCTGGCTTCACGCTCCGAGGAGAGGATGTACTGCGGAAGACCTACGGCGCACTCCTCGTCCGTGTCAGCCACGGAGAGGTCCCAGCCGTTCCATCGGCCGAGGCTGTTCACCCGGTCGAATCCGTCGGCCTCAGCGAGGTCCCGTATTTTCCGCTTGATGTCCATCTGCCGCGAATATAAGCATAAAAAACTCTAAATCAAAGAAACAAACGATAAAACGACCAATTCATGCCTGTACCGCCTTTTGCTGACATGGTCAAGAAAGACCTGGCCGACCTTCAGAAGCTGAGGGACCGCGTCCTTCCCGTGAAGGTGGGCCGCGCCGTGCAGGCGTCCGTCAGGGAGAACTTCCGGAGGGGTAACTTCTACGGGAGCGCCCCGTGGCTGACGCCGCTCCGGACATCCCTGGGCTTCCGGGGAGCCGGCGGCCAGTACGGCCCGCTGCTGTCAGGAAGCAATCACCTGATGATGTCCACAGACTACTTCGTCCCGAAGCCCGGGACGGTCGTGATCATCAGCGACACGCCTTACTCCAACACCCATAACGAGGGCGAGGAGATCGGGGTGACTCCGAAGATGCGGAAATACTTCTGGGCGCGGCACCTGGAGGACAAGAAGCGCTACGGCGTCGAGGCTCCGGAGACGGAGTTCTGGAAGCGCATGGCGCTGAAGAAGCCGGGAAGCCGCATAAAAATCCCCAGGAGACACTTTCTCGGCCCGGATAAGCATGTGGACCGGATGGTACAGGGAATCATCGAAAACGAGCTCGAAAACTTCATAAAAACGCATAATCATGGAACAACTGCTTCTAGATCTCATTAACCGGTTCAGCCAGAACATCCCGGAGCTCGTCACGGTGGACGAGGACTACGGCCAGCTGGAGATGATCAACCGGGAGGACCGCTCCACCTATCCGCTGGTCTTCCCCGCCGTCCTCATCGACGCTCCGGACGTCACGTGGAGCAACATCGCCGGACTGTCCCAGAAGGGCGAGGCCACCATCCGCGTGCGCCTGATCATCGACTGCTATGACGACACCCACGCCGGCAGCGGCACGACGAACCTCATCGAGGGGCGCTCGGAGCTCCGGGCGCGCGTCCACCGGCTCGTCCAGGGCTTCCGGGTGAACCAGAACACGCAGCTCATCCGGACGTCCAGCCGCTTCTACACCTGGGACCACGGCATCAAGGTCTACGAGCAGACCTACACCGGAACCGTCACCGAGATGATCCAGCCGGAAGGAGAACTGGCGCAGGCCTCGCCGAGGGTGACCGCCCAGGTGATCGGACCGGACCAGGGTGCCTTCGGTCATCAGTTCACCGGACACTTCGACTGACCGTAGAAAAGTCCGGGGGGCAGGGGCCTCGAAAGAACCATACTTGTCCCCCTTTTCAACACAAAGAAGCCGCGGCAGGATCTCTGTCGCGGCTTTTCTTGTCATGTTTAATCAGCTATTCTTGAGTGGTTTCACAAATTCAATAACCGGATTGATGTAGTCAGTGTCATAAAGCCAGTCCCTGTTCCGACTTTCATTTTCGAACCCGATGACACGATAGAGATACTTATACCCGTTGACATTGTACACCAAGAAGCCTCCCACGTTAGGACAGTCAATGTACTTGTCGTTTTCATCGAAGATTTCGACGAAACTCTTCCCCGCCAAATGCTCCGATGGGAGCATCGCTCGGTAGTTATACCATACTCTTTTGCGAAAAGGAACCTTATTTATAAAGGCCCTGACCTTTCTAATGAACTTCATAACTTAGTCCTCCTTGACCTTAAATTTTCCTTACAATGTCGATGCTTCTGATTCCGTTGTAGCCGATCAGCTGCGAATAAGGATAGCTGACAATCCCCTTATACTCCGGGTTCGGATCATGTATGATATTAAAATCCACGTCGCACAAAACCGCGTGCAGGTGACTGAGCGGGTGCTCGTTCGGATCGGTGTACTTCGGTGAATAGACAGTGGCGATGAATAGGCCATCAACTCCATAATCTGGCCTGATCCTCGGGAAAAAATCATTTGGATCTCGTTCGACATCCTTCGTGAAGCACCATGCCGTCGGCTGCTCGAGATAACCCACATTCGGGTTCCACAACACATCATAGTCGTAGTCGTAGCCATGATCTTTCATGAAAGATTTCAGCGTTTCATGCCATGCTCTGTTGACAAAATCGGGAACCTCCTCGTAGTCGAGCTGGAGAAGCGTCGCTACCGCACACCTCATGCAGTCTCCCGCCGTCGGGCTCTGTACACGCTGATACACACGTTTGATGTTTTCATGACTAATCATGGCACCGTCATTTAAGTCTGAGCGTTACAACCCACCCTCTGGCGGCGAGCTCTTCGCACAGCTCCTTCTCCGTATAAGAGGCTAGGGCCTTCACCGGCTTCTGCTGGGTCGGCTTCTTCTCCGGGCTCTTCACCGGAGCGTCCGGAGCAGCTGCTTCAGCGGCGGCCGCCTTCTTTGCCGCCAAGGCGGCTCTCCTCTTCCTGGCAGACTCGAGGGTCTGTACGTTGTGGCAGGCCTTGCACTCGGAGGCGTGGCCGTCATTGTGCGTCTTGTTCTTGGGGAACTCGTCCAGGGGCTTGTACTCTCCGCAGCACCTGCAGTGCTTCAGGACCTTGCCCGTCTCGTGGTCGAACTTGTTCGGGAACCTTGCCGGCCTTCCCATGCGCTTCTCCGGCTTCGTCTCGGCCGGAGCGGCCGCTTTATCCGGCGCAGCTGCTTCAGACTGGCAGGGTGCAACCACTTCGCAGATGGGCTTCCAGCAGGGTCTCTCCTGAAGAAAGCCGACCGGCTTCCCGGTCTCCAGACAAATGACTCCATTCAGGCGAGTTTCCGAATAACTCGCGCAGCTTCCACAGTTTTTCATTTGTTACTCTTCTATGTTTTCCGGCATGAAGGAGATGAGACGCTGAAGCTCTTCAGCGGTGACCTTCGGGCGCCGGGCCTTGATGACCACGGGCTTCATGATCTTCTGAAGAGATTCAGACGACAAGTCGACACTCCGGATGATCCGGAGGATGGTGGCCTCAGAAAGGAAGAACTCCTCCTCGCTGAGCTGACGGATAGCGTCATCGCTGCGGTAGCGTTGGATCTCCGTCCAGTAGTAATACCTTGCCGCGATCTTAGCGTTACGCTTCTCGATCAGCCGGCTGTCTCGTCTGCGTCTCATATCCTTTCCTCCGAATTTAGGATTCAGTCATTCCGAGAGGAATGGCCTCCCAGTCCTTCACCACGCCGCCCTGCTCGTCCACGACGCGCTTCTCGCATTTGATGTACGTGCGGCTGACGGAGGGACGGTAGGCCGCCTCGATGATCCGGACGCCCTCCATGAAGCGGGCGTCGCCGGACTCGTCGGCCAGCTTGCGAAGGCGCACCACTCGGGAGGCCTTCAGGGCACCGTTAGCCGAGCGCTGGAGCAAGGACATCACCATCTTCACCAGCTGCTGGCTCTTCTCGTCGCTGGCGAGGCTCTCGATGTGCTCCTTGACGATCGCGACGCCTTCCTCGACGGTATCGTCGTAGCCGTCCGTCTCGTACACGCCGATGGTCACCCGCTTGGTTCCGTCCGCGCTGGTGAAGGTGTGGGACTTCGGCATGCTCTTCCCGTCGATCTCCAGCAGCTGGGCCTTCAGCTGCTGGATGGCGGCCGCCTCCTCCAGGACCTCCGACTTCGTCTGGCGGATCTTCTCGGAGAGAGGGGTCAGCTTCTTGATGGTCTTGGCGATGAACCGCTCGGCCATCTCCTTGTAGTTGATCTTGAGGGCTTCGACCCTCTCCTGGGCTTCTTTTCGCGCGGCCTCGGCCTTGAAAGCCTGATAGGCGGCGAACTCATCCTCGCTCATCTCGAGCTTGATGCTCTTTTCTTTGTTTTCAGACATAATTGCTTTGATTTAAAGTTTTCTCAAAATCTTGTTCTGGACGCTCTTTTTGCGAACCATCTCCCGGAACTTCCGGGCGGCGTTCTCTCGGTTCAGCGCCTGAACGTACAGGCACAGCTCCTTGGCGTCCACCTTGCCGGTCCTTCCCACCGGACCCTCGAGCTTCAGGGTTGCCTCCGTCTGCACGTCGGCCTCGCGGATCTCTCCGGTGGTCAGGTCGTACTCGTAGAGCTTCAGCCCGGGGAGGCGGCGGACGGAACCGACGCGCGAGATCTCCTTGCGCTGCTCCGCCACAATCTCCTCCGGAGTGGCGCTCACAATGGGCTCGTAGACTCGTACCATCCTACTCCTCCCCCTGGACGCTCTCCAGATAAATCAGGTGATAGCCGATGTGGACGCAGGCGCAGGGAAGGCCCGTCTTCATCGACACGCGCTTCTCGAGGGCGATGTCCGTGGCGGCCAGCTTCGGATGCTTCAGCAGGATGGACGCCTGCTCTTCCTTGATCTCCTGGACGAAACGGTCCAGCGCCTCGGAGGAGAGGACGTACTGGCGCTTTTTCTCCCCAAACCGCATCAGCTTGTCCTCGACCGCCGAGACGCGGCCGTAACGATAGAAAGTCTTTACGTAGTAGCGCATCGCCTAGATCTCGATGAGCGCCGGCTTGACGGCAGTGACGTGATAGCCGCGGCGGCGCAGCTCGTCAGCAAGGCGCGTGTCAGGGACGGCCTGCAGAACGATGTTGACGGCGGTGTTCTCCTCCCTCTTCCTGCGCTCCGCCTCTTCGTCCAGGATCTCCATGGCGTTACCTTGGGCTCCGGGCTTGTTGAATTTCAGGACCTCCTCGGGCTTGAGCACGCGGACCTTCTCGTCCTGAAGGAGGACGGCCAGCTCGACGGCCGGGGCGTTCTCGTCCTGGGGAACGGCCTGGTAGTGGCTGTTGACCATGTAGACACGGCCGCCGTTGTCGGCCAGGTAGCAGTGGGGCTTGATGGGAGTGCCCCAGCGGTCGGTGTAGGACTCGCCTACGGTTTCTTTTTTCTTGGGCATAAATCAGTGTTTTAATGGTTATGAAAGGATGTTTGAAGGCTGATAGGTAAGGACGAACTGGGGGACCGGCTCGGGCTTCTTGAGCCCTCCCTTCTTCTCGATCGCCTCGAGCTTGCGGACGAGCGTCTTCAGCTCCGGCACGGAAAGGGCGTAGAAGACCTTCCCGGCGATCTTCGGCGATGAGACGAAGGCGTTCACCTCCTCCCAGTTGTCGATGGTGCTGATGCCCAGGCGGCCAATGCGTAGAAGGGCGGAAGACCTCCATCGGCGCAGATCCTCGCGGGACGGCGCGGCGGCCTCCTCGAGAGCGGCCACCATTTCCTGGTACTCCGGCTCCGTCATCTGCGTCAGGTGCGTAGTCCTCCCGTCCGTGTACTGCAGCACCAGCTCGTCCTTGTCGGCAGAGGGGCACTGCCTGAGCAGCGCGTAGAACTTTGTATAATTTCTCTTGTTCATTGTTTTGAGTCATTTAGGGCCGGAACTAATCATAATCCGAAAGTTGTCCATCATAGACCGTCACCCTTATAGATGCTTCCGGACAATCATCGCATTCTTTTTGGGGGTCTGTTTCAAAATCGAACTTGTCACACCAGCGAGGGCATAAGTAGGATTCACACTCTTTGCATTTCATATCTCAATCATTTAGGGCCGAAAGTCTATGAGTTTATACATCTGCATAAAGCCGTTTTCCTCTCTGATTGGAATGTAACCGCACTTCTTATAGAAATCCTGCACCCAGTCCGTTAGAACCGAATTGAGGTCGATGCGGAAAATACCATTATCACGACAATAAGACTCACATGCAAGCATGAGATGTTTTGCGATTCCTTTCCTTCTTTGCGGTTCAATGACGGAAAGACCGGAAAGGAAGCACACGCCGGGCTGACAATCATCGAAACTCATCTCTACGATTGCCGAGCCATCTGACTTGATAATCCTCACGGTCTTGCCCCACGGCCAGGTGTTGTGATGCCAAACAACTTTCATATCTTATATCTAAATCTGTTTGTCAAGATACCTTGCCAACTTTTGCCAATCCTGCTCGTTGAAGGCTTTTTCAATGTCCGCACACTCACCATTGGAAAGGCACATCTTTTCTTCTGGTCTGTTCTCGTCAAGATAGTGCATAAAGCCGAGTGCGAGAACTTTCTTGATTTTATCGTAATCTTCCATAACTATAAACAATTTTGTCCGCAGTCCATGAGTTCGTGAAGCCATTCATCGGTGAACCAATCTTCGGATTCAACAATCATCGGAGTTCGGGCCGGTTTATAATAGGTTGTCAAGACATAGGGAATCGCACCGGAAAGGTATCTCTCCAATTCTTCCGGGGTGCTGATTCTGCGATGCGGTTTGTTGTCGAAGTTCGCAAACACTTCGATAGGCAGGGACTTTTGCATTTCAGCAAGTCCAGCATCCGTGATGTGTCCGCTTTCATCCCGTTGGATTTTCTTCTTTCCGAATCTCTCGCAGAAGTCCGGCTCACAGCAAAGATGGTAGCCTGGATTCCCGTAGAGAGCATCCCGCTTGTGCCATTTCCAATGTGGACAACCACTACATTCGTGTTTCATATATCAATAAAAAATGTTATATTTGTTTCGTAGAGAATATCCGTGTCACGGACTACAAGGTGGAGTTTTGCTTGGCGGTGGGACTCCACCTTTTTCAGTCAATTAGGGGTTTTCTCCTGCTTGCCGTTCCAGTAGATCTCTGCCGCTTCCTCCCAGACCACGTACTTCGCGGTCTCTCCGATGAAGCGTCCCTTCGAGAAGGCGATGTGCCCTTCCACCCAGACCTTCAGGTCGGCGTCGAACATCATCCTCCTGGCGGGGCGTCCCTCCGGCTGCCGTCCGTCCGTCTGCGACACCAGGACGAAGAGCTTCTTCGGGAAGCGCTCCCTGAGCATCCGGTAGTCCTTCCAGGAAAGGCCCATCACCTGGATGCTGTCCAGGATCACGAACTCCGGGGACTTCGGCCTGGAGAGGCGCTCGACGAGGCTCTCGATGTCCTCGCGGTCGACCACCTGGAAGGAGGACCCGAACTCATCCATCCGGTAGCGGCGGATGGTGTTCTGGAAGCTCAGCCCGTAGCCCTCCTCCCTCGAGACGTACAACACCCTCCCCTGGGAGGCGAGCATCCGGGCGAAGGCCATGACCGCCGAGCTCTTTCCGTTGCCGCTGTTTCCCCAGAAGAAGCAGGCGCCGTGTCGGGAGATCTCGCCTCCCAGGCAAGGCTCCCACTCGGGGGACACCTCCAGCGTCCGGTTGACTACCTCGAGGGCCCTCTTGGCCGAGATGGACTGCTTCATTCAGCTTCCTCCTGGCCGCTGAACAGATCCATCTTCCTGAGCTCCGTCCTCACGACGCTCTTGACGCGGCGCAGGTCGTTACCGTAGCGACCGCCCTCGCTCTTGACGCGGGCGATTCCCTCGCGGGCCTGGAGGCCGTTCACGAGGCAGATCTGCTCGACCTCGGAGGCGCTCACCGGCGTGAGGTCCACGTAGGACCGGCAGATCCGGCTCTCCAGCTCGTCGTAGCCCTTCTTGCCCTTGTCGACGCCGCGGCGGATGCGCTGCCGGATGTAGTTGGTGGAAAGGAAGACGATGCCCGCCCGGTCCTCCAGGGCGTTGTAGATGCTGATGAAGTAGTACATCACGCTGTCGGGAAGCTTGTCGGCCTCGTCGAAGACAAGAAGCGGATGCTGGAGGGTGACCAGGTGACGGAGGATCTCGCCGAAGGAGGCGCGGACGGTCAGTCCGCTGGTGCGGACGCCCACGAGGGCGGCCAGCTCCTGGACGAAGTCCGTCTTGGTCATGTCGCTCGAGCAGGTGAGCCGGAAGACGTTCCGGTTCAGCGCCGCGTAGCTGCCGGCGGCGGTGCTCTTGCCGATGCCCGCCGGGGCCGCAATCCACATCACGCGGCTCTCCTCCTGGGCGACCCGCAGATACAGGGTCATGTCCCTGTACGCGCTGGTGGCGTAGATCTGCCAGCCGTCATTCCTGGCCAGCTGGGCCTCCAGGCGAAGCCACATCTTCTCACTGATGAGGCTCCACTTCTTTTGGAGGATGTTGGACACCGTCGCGGAGCTGATGTCCTTCAGGGATGCCGCCGCCATGTTGAGCGACGGATAGCGCTGGACGTACCTGGCAAGGCGTTCGCGCGTCTTCTCTTTCTGTTCTTCGCTGTACATAATGCTGTGTTTTATGTGTGTGTTAGTCTTTCCTTATAGCCTGTCGAGCGCGGCGAGCGGGTCATAGTCTCCGGAGACGACGTAGGAGTCCGCCTTCTCCTGGGCTCCCATGGTGTCGGGGTAGACCTCCGGAGCTGCTTCCTCCAGGGAGGCGGCAGCCTTCTCCGCGAGGCGCTCGTATGTCTTCTTGGATTCATTGAATCCGGAGAGGCCCGGATCCACGAGGCCCTGCTGGTCGGGAGCGAGGCCGTAACGGCGGAGCAGCGCGTCCGTCTCCATGTGGCGGGCGATGCGGTCCACCTTTTCGCGCTCGTCCTGGCGCCGGATGAAGCTGCGCTCCTCCTCCGTCTGGTCCTGCAGCGCGCGGTGTATCTTGGTGTAGTCTCCGGCCATCGTCTCGAAGCGGTAGCCGTACTTGGGGTCATAGGTGTAGAGCTTGACGGCCGACATGTCGTGCGGGTCATAGGCCACATAGAACTCGCGGCCGGTGTTGCGGCTGCGCCACGCGAGGTCCGGATCTCCGGAGGCGTCGTAGGGCTCCATCTGGTACTCGCGTCCTTCCACCTGGAAGACGAGCCCGTAGGCCGTGAAGGTGGAGGGCTTCGGCTTCATGATCCAGAAGAGCTCCTTCAGGGCGGCATCGTCCAGGGCGACGCTCTGGGGGTTGACGCTTTCCAGGTAGACCTCCAGCCTGGACTTGCCCTCGAAGGACCGCTGGTCCGGGTGCAGCGCATTGTTCCAGGCCTCGCGGGCCTCCAGGTACTGGCGCTTCACCTCCTCGCGGGTGGGCAGGGCGTCCACGTTTGCAAGGACAAGCTCCCGGTTGATCCTGGCGGCGTCTCCGCGGGCGGTGATGTTGCCTCCGGTGTAGTTCCAGTTCTGGTGAAGGTACTGCTGCTGCAGGCGGCCGAAGACGGACTCGATGGTCTTCGCGGGCGCCCGGTGCGGGGCGGTGTTGCGGAACAGCCTGGCCACCTTGGAGAGCCAGGCCTGGGCGTCCGCCCGCTTCGTGCCTCCCTGGTTGTCGCCCACCAGCTCGCAGGGCTTGTGCCTGGAGAACTCCAGGGCGGCGCAGACGGCCTCGTAGATGACCGGGAAGGACTCGTTACCGGTGTGGAAGGCGCAGCCCAGGAAGACCTCGCTGGAGGCGTCGATGACCTCGTACACGTTCAGCGTGGCCATCCGGTACTTGCCGTCCACGTACTCCTTGAAGAAGAGGTTCAGCTTGGTTCCGTCCATGTACCAGAGGGAGTCCCTGAGCGTGGGAAGGACGGTGGAGTGCTGCCGGCCGTAGATGGTCCTGGCGGCGGTGTCTCCGATGACGGAAGCGGTCCAGCGGACGGCCACCTCCGGACGGTTCAGATAGGACGTCACGGTGGCCTCGGACTTGATAGGCTTGAAGCCCATCCGCGCGGCGTCGGCGTTGAACTTCTCGAAGATCTGCGCGTTCGTCCGGACGGGGACCTTGCAGCACTTCAGCGCGACGAGGTAGTCGCCGGCCTCCGGGGTGATCTTCATGGAGTTGGAGTTGCCCAGGTGTCCGCTCACCAGGCAGGAGAGCCCCTGGCACCTGTACTCGCGCATCTTGGCGCGAAGCTTCGGACGGCTGGCCGGAAGCGTGTGACCGTACAGGTCACGGAGGGTGTCGCACTCCTCGTAGATGGCGTCCCAGTTCACCGGCGTGGAGTTGCCCAGCTTACGGCGCTCCAGGCGCTGTCCCTCCTCCATGGAAATCAGCCGCACGATGACCGCGGCGTTCAGGGCGAACTTGTCGATGTGCGTCGTCTTCAGATGGGTGCCGTCGGCGAGAACGTAGTCCTCGAAAAAGGCGCGGGCGGCCGGATCGACGCGGAGGTCCAGCTTGTCCTTCTCTTCCTGTTGTCTCATGATCTCGAAAGGGTCGCCGTAGATGGAATTGAAACGCTCCCTGTATTTGATCGGAAGCATGCGATAGTCCACCTCCGCATGGCGGCCGGGACCCTTGCCGCTGCGGATTACGAGGCCGGGGGTGCGGTTTGTCAAGCTCTTATAGCAAGGAACCGTCATAACCGGCTCAGCCGAACCTGCAGGGGCGTTTGTAAGCTCCTGGAAGGTCACGAGGATGGTATCTCCAAACTTTTTCATCTGGGTCCCGGAGGCAGGGTCAGCCGCAACCGGGACGGTGCTTAACACTTAAACCTATGAATTATGGATACACGCGCATCACTGCGTCGGTGTCTGGGCGGAAAGGGATGGACTCGAACCATCGTCAAACGATTCAGCACACTATCGTTTCATGTGCAAAGCATTAGCCTCTGTGCTACCTTTCCGTGGGACTCCGGGCCAGGGTCAGCCGACCCGGAATCAGAAACAAAGATTTGGTATATGAGAAACACGCGCATCACTGCGTCGGGGTCTGTGGGACTCCGGGCCAGGGTCAGCCGACCCGGAATCTGAAGGATTATGAAAAACCAGTAGTTATGAAAAAACTAATGCGCCTCACGGCGTCGGGGTCTAGTCATACAGGGAGGATCACACAGCACTTTCGATGCGTAGCCGCACACGGCGGCAACGGCGAGGCAGATGATGGTCCAGAGGGTAAGGCTTCCGTCGAGGCCTTCCACACAGCCGGCGAAGACAGCGCTGACGCTGATCACGCCGAGGATGTCGCTTGCGGTCTTGCGTTTCATGGTGCTATATTGCTGCATGGGGGATTACTTTCGTCACGATCTTCAGACGTTTTCCGACGTAGATTTCCTTCACGATGGTCTGCACATGGTGTACTTGCTTTCCGAAGGTGCTAGGCTTGCGAGGCTGGAGATCCTCGCGCTTCATCTCGCGCTCTGCGCTCATGGTCTTCCCGTGAGGCTTGCTGAACCAGCTGGAGCGACGGGCCTTCTTGGCCTGGGTGTGAATGCGTTTCATAGGCTTATGCGTTAATGACTCTTCTGATGACAATCTGCTGAGCCTTCTGGGCAAGAAAGTTCAGATTCTCTCCCTTCCATACGACCTTGTCTTCTTCGGTGATCACAGCGCGGCCGGTCTTCCAGTCGACGCTCAGGACTACGCCGGTGGCGAAGGTGTGACGGATCTGTCCGTCCTTGAATTCTGTCGTACAGGTCGGAACGAATTCCGGATCCACGTACCGGCCTCCGAGGGTGATGGCCGCCTCGCGGATCTTCTTGGCCATCTTGCCATTCCTCCTGTAATAGATGGCGTCATAGATGTAGCTGTCGCTGACGCCGAGATCCAGGGCCAGCTGTTTGCGGGCCTCCGGAGTCAGTCTGATGTGTCGTTTCATGATGTAGTGTATTTGTTTTTGTGTGTTATCTTTTGCACCTTTGTAGTCGCGCGGTGTTATCCGCACTGCAAATATAAGGCATCGCTTTGAATAATCAAAGGCGTTGCATAAAAATATTTGAAAAAAATTATGGGCGTAAAAGAAAGGCTCACAGAATTTTTGAGTCATAAAGGCATCACAAAAACCGAATTTGGAAGGAAAATAGGCGTTTCAAGCGCCTATGTTTCATCTATTCGTCGGTCAATAGACAAAGAAAAAATCAAAAGCATCGCCTTGAACTTTCCTGACTTGAATATAGACTGGCTTCTGTATGGAGACGGAGAAATGTTCCGACCGTCTCATCCTCATTATGTATTTGACGCCGAAAATAAGGATCAGACTCAAAAGATTCCTATTTATGATCTCGTCGCGACGGGAGGAATCGTTTCTGTCTTCCAAAACAATGACACCACTCCGGAGGACTACATTTCTCTTCCAGGTCTTCCTCCAGTAGATGGGGCTGTATATATCAGAGGAGAGTCCATGGCTCCGCTAATAAAAAGCGGAGATATAATTATCTATAAAAAGGTCGCTTTGTCAGAGGATAATATCATGTGGGGCCAGATCTACTTGCTTTCATACACCTATGATCAGGATAGTTACACTTCCGTTAAGTATCTACGAAGATCTGATCGTCCTGGTTATGTCCGGCTGGTTTCTGAAAACCCGAATTTTGACCCACAGGACATTCAGGCATCATCCATAACGGCCATCGCCCTGGTGAAAGCAAGCATTACCTTCCATACGCTCGAGTAAGCCGGCGAAAACAGAATAGCCACCTGGTGCATGTGCTACCAGGTGGCCATCTATATGTATCTGGATCCAGATCAACCTGGAAAACATTTCCCACACACTTTTATACTCGATTTTATCCAAAAAACGCCATTTTACGACCATTTAATGGCGATTTTTTCTAAAATTCGATGGTAATAGAGGGTCCGTATAGGCTGTTTTTATGGAAAAAAAGGCACTTTTTTAGGCAGTTTACCCCCTTCTATCGCACTTTTTTTTCCCGAATTTGCAACCCTATTTGCAACCCTTATAAATACTTTTTGTTTTTTTAGCGCACGTTTTTTGCAACCCTATTAGAAACCCTATCTGAAACCCTTTTCGATTTTTCGGCTGTTTTAGACCATTTTCGTGACCCCACGAAAAAGATGGCCGCCACGCTCTGGATCCAGCTGCACTTAAACAGCTGATGCCTGAAGCATGGCGGCCTTGAAAAGGCGCGTATAAGGCCGTTCTAGGCCATTTTTAGGGCGTACATGATAGTTTCCCTACCTGGGCGTTAAAATAGTATTTAAACAGGGCGTTTTAGTGGGCCTCTCAAGTTAAGGACTCGTAAAGCTCTTGTACCATTTTGTTTTTGTGGCCGGCCTTTCAAGAAAACCTCACAACTCCGTACGAATCAATACCTTACACTACCGTACACCCCTGTAGAGAGAGAGATACCTTTTGTTTTTACCCCCGTAGACGTCCATTTCCGTACCGTCTCGCTCGTT